CTTGCCAATCCGCTTTCATACAACGAAAGTAGGCGTTTGTGAATGGTTCCCCAGACAGCACGTAATCGATCAGTGCCGTAAGCTTGTTCAGCGTAGTGCCGCTCAAGCTTTTTGTATGCCCACCGTCTTCCCAAAAGGTAAGTTTCTCGAAGCGATAGAGATTGCTTTGGTACCCATGCCATCGACAGCGCTTCGCCGTATTTTGAAAGTGTGTCTGAGCTTTGTATGAAAAGATCTGCCTTCCCATTGCTGAGATCAAATGAGTTGGCCGCAACGTATGCAGTATTGAACGCCTCAGCTGCGGGGCTTTTTAACTCGGCTGCAAAGATCGGCTGATAAATAAACGGTTGGGCGTGAAGAGGCCCAAGGGGCTCGACGGGCCTTAAAATGCGCTCGAGTCCAGGTTCAATGTCGTACTCAAGATTACCGCCTTCCGTTGGAATTGGGTTATTTGGAAATGGAAATCCCAGCCTTCTACTGCATAATCCGATTGTTGATGAGCTAAAAAAGCCGATGTCGTTGACGAGCAGGCACATCGTCGTGGGCGAAAGCCCAAAGCATGGCGATTCAGGGCCAATTAGGTTAATTCCAGGCCTTCTACCTTCGATCAGGCAGATACCAACGGAGCGGTCCCGCAGGCCTATTCGATTTGCAATATGAAATTTTGGCTCAATCCCCCACGGATTCTGCTCAAGCATCATTAGGCCAAGCCAAATTCCAGTTCGGACCTTATCAAGCCAATCAAGCAGAACATCCAGATCACACATACCGAGGGACCTTTTCCCCAGTAGGCTTTCCATGACTGACTTAGCTTTGTCCTCCAGTTTGCTAAAACCGGAGTTGCAAGATGCGCAAGCAGGAAACGAAAGTTGATCAAACGCGAATGTCTTGGGGCTCGAATCTGCTGAATGCAACTTGTGAGTACCAAAAGCAACCATCCGTTTGGGGTCTCCGGTAGCCTCAATGAGCCAGCGCGGAATGACATGCTCTTTCGTTTTGTTTTCGGGCGGCTGTCCGCAAAACACGCATTTCTTTTGCATATGACAATTGTTTCCCATAATTCGCTTAAACCAATGCAATCGCTCCTGGTGAGAGCGAAAGCTATGTTTTTGTCGACGCACCCCGATTGGGAAATTACAGATGTCCCCATGGGAAAAGTACTCGCCTGGGCGGGTCGAATGTCCCGGGAGATCTTTGCGAATTAGATAGCGCGAATTGTCAGGAAGCCACCCGAATGTGAAACCTCAAACCGTCCGTCAAAATGACAGTTACGAAGGGCAGCAGCTGCCGCTCTGATCCGCGCCGGGAATCGCGTTGAGTCGAGGCCTCCCCAATCTGTTCCGAAGTCATTTCTGTTGGCAGGGCTAATCGTCACGATGACCTGCCCGTCATAACCCCCTTCGCCCAGGCCGATACGGACCGCTCCGCCCGCCGTTAATTCAGCACGGCGATTGCGTATGGCAGATTCACACACCGAAAGGAACCGAGAGCGAGTTGGGTATCCGATATTCACCGAAAGTATAGGCTAAGCGAAATTTGAGGCACGCGCAATCATGAGTGAGCCTCTCCAGCATTATTGATTGCGAGTTCATCGCGCAGGGAACTCCCAGATCGTATACGTCTCTGTCTAAATCTCAAGCCAATTCCCCACACCCTTCGCTCTTCTAGCCAGAACCAACCTCAATCTAATCAATGTCTTGACAATAGCCGAACTCGATTTTATGGCCAAAACTGCCTGAAATCGCCACATTCGGGCACCGATTGAGCCAGTCGTCACCTCACCCGGCAAGTAGCACCTTGGTCTTGATCTGGAGGCTAACGCGTTTCTAGATTTGGCAGGCGTCGCGATGGGTGTTATGCCAAAACTCCAAGTTTACTGCCGAGCGCGCGAAATCGGATATGGAGAAGATGCCCAAGTCGACTATTGACACGTGCGCAAACTCAGGACATACTGTATTCATGCTAGCCTGCACAAGCTTCAATGAATTCCTGCATGCCAAGTTCTGCGGTCCTGCAACTCCTGCGCCCGAGGCCACCAGTGCTGTCGACGCTAGTGTCGATCCACTCCTCGGCTCCGGCTTCGAAGATGAGCAGCCCGAACCCGACTTCGACGAAAGGATCTGACCCATGGCCAACGAAACTACGCCCACCGAACTTCCGGCCAAGAGGGACTTCCGCAAAGAAGTCACCGACCAGATCATCGAGATGCTGGAGAAGGGCACCGCGCCTTGGCAAAAGCCCTGGCAGCCCGGCTCCCTCCAGCTTCCCTTCAATCCGACAACAGAAAAAGGCTATCGAGGCGGCAACGCCCTTCACCTCATGGCCGCGGGCACACGCAAGGGTTTCGACGACCCGCGTTGGCTCACGTACAAGCAGGCGTCTGAAAACGGCTGGCAGGTTCGCGCGGGCGAGAAGGGCACCCAAATCGAATTCTGGCAGTTCAATGACGACGAAAAGAAGGGCCAGCGTCCTGATCAAAATGCCGAACGCGGTACTGGAAACGGCGACTATCGTGGTCCCCTACGAAGGGTCTTCACCGTGTTCAACGCCAAACAGATCGATGGCATCGAGCCCTTCGTTCCCAAGCAGCGAGCCGATTGGGAAGTCGCTGAGACAGGCGAATCCATCCTGAAGAACTCCGGCGCAAACATCATCCACGACCAGAACGACCGGGCTTTCTACAGCCGCTCCGCCGACAACATCCACCTCCCGCCAGAGGCCGCGTTCAAGAGCGCCACCGACTACTACGGCACTGCCCTGCATGAGTTGGCCCATTGGAGCGGCCACCCGGACCGCCTCAATCGGCTGACCCTCAACGAAAGCTACCGTTTCGGCGATCCCAACTACGCCAAGGAAGAGCTACGAGCTGAACTGACCAGCGTCTTCCTCGCGGCCGAGCGAGGCATTCCGCACAACCCGGAGCAGCACGCAGCATACGTCCAGTCCTGGATCAAAGCGCTGAGCGACGACAAGAACGAAATCTTCCGCGCGGCAAAAGATGCCCACCTGGCGGCGGACTTCTTGCTCGATCTCGAGCGGGGAAAACAACTGCGAACCGAGACTTCCGAACATGTCGCTGCCTTCGAACGGGGTGCCGGTACAGTGGCAATCACAGAGAAAGAAACGGCTACCGAGCAACGCGAGCCGGTCGCGTCCAAAGGTGTCGCCAAGTTCGAAGCTGAGAAGATCCTCGACGGAGAGGTGGATGGCCGGCGTCCACCGAGCGAGCAGGCAATCAAAGAGTCGCTCGCCGCCGCCGAAGAAACGGCTCGAAAGCTGATGGGCGAGAAGGTCCGCACTCAAGAGGCGGACACCGACTCCGGCAAGTACCGCGGCGCGCTAATTGGCGAGACAGAACACCACATCATTCAAAAGACCAGCGCAAAAAGTGCGGTGCTGCATGAGAAGCACCTGCTGCCCGGAGCCGCGCCCACATCTCAAAATCTACTCGTCTCCTACTCCAACCAAGGCGCGCAACTCAAGCCGATACAGGAACGCCAACGATCCCACGCCCTAGCCCGTTAAAAGCCCGACATATAGGAGCCAGCCATGCCCCGCGAACCGAAGGTTTACCGAACCCCCGCCGACCCCGGCTTCGTCGGAGGCTACAACTGGTCCGCCATGCTGACCGGGCTCGCACTCTTGGCGGTCGTCAATGTCGCCGCCACGCAATTCATCGCCTACCAGCTCCGCTACCAAGGCGCACTCGGGCAACCGCTGATGATCCAAGCCGGGCACGCGATCTACCAGCCGACAGCGTGGGCCTTCTGGATCATCCAACACAGCAACACCAACAGTCTGGAAGTGAAGCGGCCCCTTCTTGCCGGAGCTCTGATCGTCGTCGTCGGCTCAGCCGTCACGGTCTTGATCGTCTATGGGCTCAACATGCAGCGCGCCCGACGTTTGTCGGCCAATACCGAAGACCTCCACGGCTCCGCCCGCTGGGCAAGCGCATCGGACATCCAGTCAACCGGGCTGCTGGATTCGAGCCAAGGCGTCTACGTTGGCGGATGGCTCAACCCATCGACGAAGCATCTTCACTACCTGCGCCACAACGGCCCCGAACACATCCTCGCCTTCGCCCCAACCCGCAGCGGCAAGGGCGTGGGACTCGTAATCCCAACTCTCCTCGCCTGGTCGGAATCAGCCGTCGTCTACGACATCAAGGGAGAAAATTGGGCGCGCACGGCAGGCTTCCGCGTCAAGGCCGGCCATCTTTGCTTCAAGTTCTCGCCCGTCGAGGTGGCTAACGGCTCGCGCTTCAATCCCCTTGCCGAAGTCCGGATCGGAACTCCCCGCGATGTCTCCGACGCCCAGAACGTCGCCGACATGATCGTCCGCACCGGCGAAGACAGCCCCATGGAGCGCTATTGGCAAGACGCTGCGGCATCGATCACCACCGGCATGATCCTCCACGTTTGCTATGCCGCCGCTGCGGCCGGACGCGAAGCTAGCCTCGGGGACCTCGCAGCAACGTTCACCAAGCCTGGTCAGAGCTTCCGCGACACGCTCAACGAACTCGAAAACTTCCCCCACGATTCACAGCGCACCCACAACTGGATGACTTCGGACGGCGAACGCACAGTCACCCATCCGGTAGTCCGCGAGAAGGTCCGCGAGATGCTCGACAAAGAGGACAAAGATTTCTCAGGTGTCCTCTCCACCGCCAAGACCGCCCTAACGCTCTACAGTGACCCGCTTGTCGCAAAGAACACAGCCGCGAGCGATTTCACTATCAACGACCTCGTCAACCACGTCCGCCCAGTGTCCCTGTATCTGGTAGTGCCCCCATCGGACAAGATACGCCTCCGCCCTTTGATCCGGCTGATCTTCACGATGATCGTCAATCGCCTCACCGAGCGCATGGACTTCGAGGGCGCAGCCCAAAAGCGCAATCGCCACCGCCTGCTCTTCATGATTGACGAATTCCCGTCGCTCAAACGGATGGAGGTCTTCGCCGACGCGCTTTCCTACATGGCCGGCTACGGCCTCAAGGCATACCTCATCACCCAGGACATCCGCCAGATTGTCGATGAGTACGGACCTAACGAGAGCATCGTCTCCAATTGCCACGTTCGCGCCGCCTACGCCCCGAACCAGTTCGATACAGCCGAGCTGCTCTCCAAGATGACGGGCACCAAAACGATCCAGAAGGCCACGTTCAATTTCTCCGGCTCGCGCCTCGCGCCCATAGCCAACCAAATGAGCGCCACCGTTGACCAGGTCGAGCGGCCGCTCGTTACGCCCGACGAAGTGATGCGACTTAAGCCACCAAAGAAAGCGGGTGAAGGCGCGAACGAACGAATCACCGCACCTGGAGACATGCTGATCTTCGTCAGCGGCCAGCACCCAATCTACGGGACTCAGATTCTCTACTTCACCGACCCCGTCTTGAAACATCGGGCCGAGATCCCCCCGCCGACCAAGTTCCTGGCCATTGGCGAGACGGGCATCGAGCCCCAACTGCCACCGGACCGAACGCGAAACGTCATCAGCCGCGCCGAGTTCGTTCCTCAATCCCCAATGGAGGCTGCCTTTTTAGCCGAGTTGAATGGCGTAGTGCCAACGAAGCCCGGCTTCATCGAGCAGCTCGATTTGGATCTCCACGAAGAAAGGAAGGACTGACATGCAGAAGAACCGCATCGAGTTGGCGGGCTACCTCGCCGACAAACCGCAAGTCCGCTACATGCCGTCGGGAACTCCCGTCGCCAACGCCCGCATGGCCGAAGGCTACCGCTACACCGACCGGAATAACCAACCCCAGGAGCACACGAACTGGCACAACTTGGTCTTCTACGGCGACCTCGCCGACATCGCTGTTACCTACGAGAAGGGCGAGAACATCTTCGTCGAAGGGACGCTACAGACCCGCAAGTACACTCCGAAAGACGGCAGCCCGCGAACCATCTTCGAAATCATCGCCCGCAGCGTTTACCTTATCGCCAAGCCTCGCACCACCAAAGAGGCCCCCGCTGACAACGCGCCTCAACTCGAAAGCACTTCAAAGTCTCCGATGGTCGCAGCAGAGGAGGTAGAAGCCGATGCTTCCATTTGGCCGTCATAGAAAACTTACCTTCGCCGCCGCAGTCTCAATCTTCGGCCTCGCAATCGTCGCCGGAACCGCCATGATACTTGGCCTCCGAATCAACACAAGCTACAGCCTGCCCCTTGGTCTCTACGCCACAACCAGCGATCCTCAAGCAAACCTGATCGAATTCTGCCCCTCCGAACCCTTCGCCTCAGAATCCGCCTCGCGAAGTTACAGAACAGCGGGCTTTGCATGCCCCGACGGCGCCGTGCCACTGCTGAAGCCAATCGTCGCGAACCTCGGCGACCTTGTTATCGTCAGCCGAGAAGGAATATCCGTCAACGGACACCTTCTCCCCAAGACATACCCGGTTCCCGAAGACGCACACGGTCGCCCGCTCACTGCGTGGCCCGCCGGCCTCTACCGTGTCGAGCCCGGAACCATCTGGGTAGCCTCCATCTACAACGCCGGCAGCTACGATTCCCGCTACATGGGACCAATCCAGGTAAGCCAAATCCGCAGGAGGCTGAGACCACTATGGTTGCTGCATGGTTGATAGGCGCAATCGCTTGGCGCGGACCTCTTCCGCTGCTCGCACTCTCGATACTCCTACCCTGGCTGGTCTTTAGACAAGAGACTCGCGCAAAGGCCGTATTCACGGCAGCCGCCTACTTCCTCGCGGCCTCAATACCGGCGATCTCAGTATGGAAAGCCTTCTCGCCCGACCAACCAGCCCAAGGCGTGCTGATCTGGGCCACCGCATCTGCAATCCTAACGCTTCCCTGGGCGCTCCTTTGGAATGCAAATCGAAGCCAACAACTCTGGCGCATCCCAATCACGTTGGCCATTTCCATCCTCCCCCCGATCGGCCTAATCGGCTGGGCCTCGCCCCTAACCGCCGCAGGCGTCCTTCTACCCGGAACCGGCTTCGCTGGCCTAGCAGCAACAAGCCTCGCCCCGGTCTATCCAAAACTCGCGGCAACGGCAATCTTCGTCACCCACCTGTTCTTCCAAGTACCTACTGCCCCAATGGGGTTCGCCGCGATCAGCACGATCGAAGCCTCCGAACGTTACGCAAAAGAAGAATCAGCCCGAACAGCCATTCATTCTGCAAAAGCGGAACTCGTCATTCTCCCCGAGGGCGCGGTTCACCGTTGGACCGAAGCCACAGAAGCATTCTGGGCCCCCACAATCCAACACCTCCACCAAGAACAACGAACCGCATTAATAGGAGCAGGAATCCACATTCCCGGCTCAGCAGAATATCAAAACACCCTCATCACCATCGGCGAATGGAAAATGAATCCATTCGAGCAACGAATCCCCATCCCAATAGGAATGTGGAAGCCCTTCGGCCCCGCAGACGGTGTCCGGCTTAACCTCACCGGCCCCGGCACCCTACAAGTCGGCCCCCACCGCCTAGCAATCCTAATCTGCTACGAACAACTCCTAGTCTGGCCAATGCTGCAATCCGCCCTTGAGAAGCCAACCCTAATCGTCGGCATCTCCAACGCCACCTGGACCAAACAAACCAACATCCCCGCCGCACAGGAAGCCTGCCTAAAAGCATGGTGTCGTCTGTTTGGCATTCCCTACATCTCCGCAATAAATCTATGAGGTGCCAACATGCAAGAAGCGCAAGAGCCTCGAGCGGTACTCACCATCCGCGACGTCGCCTCACTCCTGAGGTGCTCGAAGACCCACGTATCGAATGTGATCAACGGAAAAGTCCCGGGAATTCCGCGTCTGGCCCACATTTCGATGGGGCGGCGAAAGCTAGTTCGCCGGGAGTGGCTGGACCAGTGGTTGGAAACCAGCAAGCAGCGGTGTTAGCCTCAGAGGCATGTCAGGATTCTCCGCCATGGACGCAAGAAGAGGAAAAATCTATGCGTCGAAAGCGATTCCAGCGCGGCAGTTTAAAGCCGCGCAAACGGAATGGGAAGAACTACTGGTATGCCCAATGGAGGGAGGATGGCAAGCCGCGATCCAAGGAACTTGGACTCTGCAACAAAGTGAGCAGAGCCGAGGCCGAGGCGAAGTTGGCCGAAATCCTTCACCCCCAAAACATGCTGGCAGGCCAATCGGTGACACCGATCTATACGTTCGGTCAGTTCATCGAGGTCATTTATCTGCCGGTTTATCACCGCAAGTGGAAACCATCCACTGCGATCACCGAGGAGAATCGGCTCAAGGCTAATCTTGTGCCCGAACTGGGTTCCATGCTGATGACAGACATTACACGGGAAGCACTTCAGAACCTTCTCGATTCAAAGGCAAACACCCAGGCCACAAGCATGGTGGCTCATCTTCGGTTTCGCCTCAGATCCATCTTCGAACTTGCAATAAGTGAAGGCGTTGTTGACCGCAACCCGGCAATGGCGCTCTACACTCCAAGGCATTGTCAGCCAAGTAGGTCGCGCAATGTCTTGACCATTGAAGAGGCAGGGAAGATGCTGGCGGCACTGGATCTTCGAGAAAAGCTCATCGCGCGTTTCGCTACCTGGGAAGGGATGCGGCCGGGTGAGATTTTGGCGTTACAAGTTGGTGATGTGGAAAGCAATTGCGTTTGGGTTCGACGCCGCCTTTACCGGGGCCAGATCGACACGCCCAAAACAAAGCGTTCCTGTCGGCAAGTCGCTCTCTCCCAAGGGACGACAACCCTTCTGAAAGCGTGGCTGCTCACTCTTGATGTCACCAACCCACAGGCCTGGCTCTTCTCGACAGAAAACAGTACGCCGATCTGGCGCGACAACGTTTGGCTGCGCAACATGCTGCCAAAGCTGAAGGCCGTCGGTCTAGAATGGGCAAACTTCCAGGTCATGCGTCGAACTTTCGCCACGCTCTCAAGGCAAGCGGGAGTCGATGCGCATACCCGTTCCGCACAAATGGGCAACACGGTGGACGTCAACGAAAACGAATATGCAGTCAGCACCTTTGAAGACCGGCTGGCAGCGGTTCGACACTTGGAGACAACCATCGTTCAGTAGCCCGATCTGGGGCGCGGCTTTCTATCCAGAAGCGCTCCAAAACTGAAACAAAAGCGAGGGGATCAAAGGGCCGAAAAGGCGTGAGGAAGAGAAAAAGCAGTAATCGCAGTAACGAAGGGTTCTAGGAGTGTTCCTAAGTCATTGAAAAGATGGAGCGGGAGACCGGGTTCGAACCGGCGACGTTCAGCTTGGGAACTCAGCGGCTTGCAAAATCAAAGGACTTAACCGTCTCACGGCGGCTAAATTGGCTTAGAAAGTCCAATCGTATCAATATGATCTTTTTCGACCGGGAACAATCGAGGTTCAATTGAGGTTGGCTGAATCCGTGCCAGCTTCGAGATGAACGCACGAGTTCTTGCTGTTTCACAACCGCCTAAAAACGGAAGCGGCGAAGGTGTATAAGACCTTCGCCGCAGAAAGTGAAACGCCGTGGAAACAGCGCGCAACAACAAAAGTGTACACCCATTTTCCGAAAAACGAAACGGGTCTTTATCTCACACCCGGGCACAGGAACTCACACCAGTTGCCCAGGCACTTTATGAACCGATCCTAAACATTCTTCGCTCGAAGCAGTACGAATGCTGCCCTCTCGATGAAGTGATGGAACAATTCTCCATGGCTCTGTCCGGGCCAATCATGGAGGTGCTGAATTCACTCGTAGCGAAGAAGATTTGCAGGCTTGAGTTTGAAATGGGTGATCTGTGGATCACTTTAGGCAAGCCATGCAATTTTGAAATTCGGTGGATTTTGAGTAGCGTCTCTGGAGCTTCAAAGCCGGCAGTGAAAGCCAAAGAACTTGGGGCGGGCGCGTGAATCCCGCGAATGCCACAGCCAAACTAATCAATCCTTCAGTTCTGAATTTACCTGCAATGGTTCGTCCGGATGACGTGAGCAGACTACCCAAGTCCCTTCAAGAGCTGGACAGATGGATACTTTGGCGTTGGGAATTCGATTCCAAGCGCGGCGGGAAGCCTACGAAGGTTCCCTATCGAACAAATGGGAGAGACCGTGCAAGTTCAATCAGAGAGGCAGACTGGGTTGGTCTTGAAGAAGCGGCAGTTGCAATGCGCTCCTCACAGAACTTGGGCTTGGGCTTTGTATTCGCCCAAGGGGACGGGCTGGTTGGGATAGATCTCGACAATTGCCTTAAGGCTGACCTTTCCGTGAAGCCCTGGGCTCAGCCAATCGTAGAGCGATTCGCTGATTGTTACATCGAGACCTCTCCCCGAGGCAAGGGCTTGAAAATCTTTGCCAGGGCATCGATCAGCCATTTGGTTCGAGGCACAGGAGGCCGTCGAAGTCTTGGAGACGGCGAAGTTGAGGTTTACCACGCCGGTCGATACTTCACGGTAACGGGGGACTCGTTCGCGGGTTCCCCCTCTGAAGTCGAACACAAGCAGCAGGAAATCGAATGGCTGATAAAGGCCATTGCACTCTCGGCAAACGAAGGTGCATCGAAGGATCTGCGCTCAGTCGCAAAATCTCAGCCCACTGCTTTGCCCGACCAGCTTGCGGCATTTGCAGAGATTCATCCCTCCTTTAAGAGGCTGTGGGGAGGTGATAACTCCAGCTATGGTGGCGATGCAAGCAAAGCCGACCTCGCTTTCTGCTCTCTGCTCGCACAGAACCTTAATCTGCCTGCCGCATCTATCGACGCGGCGTTTCGAACCAGTGCGAGAATGCGCGGCAAATGGGATGAGCGACACGCTTCAGACGGTTCGACCTATGGCGAACTAACCCTAAAGAAGGCGTTGTACAAGAAAACGACCATTCCAGATCGGCGAGACAGTGGTGCTCCCGCAAGCCCTGAGTCTTCTGACTGGACTGAAGCCCTCATGCGGACCCGGACAGGCGAAGCTCGGCCAATTCTGGCCAATGCTTTAGCAGCTTTAGTAGGCTCGCCTGATTGGAGTGGAGTTCTCGGCTTTGATGAATTTGCTCAGAGAGTGGTAGCTCGTAAGGCACCGCCCTGGAGCAGAGGAAAGCCCGGACAGTGGGGCGATCAAGAGGATCGATTGGCCGCTGAGTGGTTGCAGCGAAACGGGATTCTTGTTTCGGTGGAAGTGGCCGGGCAAGCCACACAAACTGCAGCCAGGCACGCACCATTCCACCCTCTGCGTGATTACCTGCAAAGTTTGGAGTGGGACGGCACAGCCCGCATAGACCGATGGCTTATCGACTACCTGGGAGCTGAACAGACGGATTTCAATAAAGCTGTTGGAATTCGTTGGCTTATTTCAGCCGTCGCTCGAGTATTCAATCCAGGGACCAAGGTTGATTCCTGCTTAATCCTTGAAGGCCCTCAGGGGATGAAGAAGTCCACAGCTTTGCGTGTCCTCGGAGGCCAATACTTCACCGATGAGATTAGCGAACTGGGGAGCAAAGATGCTGCGATGCAGGTTCAAGGGGCTTGGATTATCGAGCTTTCAGAGCTGGCAGCTATCGGTCGCAAAGCTGAGCTTGATCGCGTCAAGGCATTTATGAGCCGGAGCTATGATCGGTTCCGGCCACCCTATGGGGCTCACGTAATTGAGGCCCCACGGCAGTGCATTTTTGCAGGAACGGTTAACAGCAGCGAGTACTTGCGCGATGAAACTGGGGGCCGTCGATTCTGGCCGGTAGCCTGTTCCCACATAGACACCGAAGCATTGGGGCGTGATCGAGACCAACTGTGGGCCGAGGCAGTTGTGCGGTTTAGAGACGGTGAAGTTTGGTGGCTCGAAACACTTGAATTGAACCGTGCCGCGTCTGAGGAGCAAGAGGCTCGTTATGAAGATGATCCATGGGAGCCACGCATTGCAGGTTGGTTGGATGAGCCCCACTTTTCAGGCTTGGAAGGTGATGAATCTATCGAATGCGAGCCACTAAATTCCTTCTCAACGGGCGAGATTTTGCAGCACGCCATTTCCAAGCCGATCTTCACCCACACCCAGATAGACCGCAACCGGGTGGCTAAGATTTTCCGGCGACTCGGTTGGGTTCGAAAGAAGGTCCGCATCGGAGACCGGTTTGAATGGCGTTATCGAAAGGCTGATCGCTAGCCGTTTGTACCCAGTTTGAGGAATGTACCCAGTCTTGTACCCAGTATGCTAAGCCCGCAAAGCGTTTAGTTTCAATAATGTACCCAGTGTACCCAGTGTACCCACTTGATCCCTTTAAAGGCTATAGAGCAGTACCGCGTCGCCCCTATTGCGCGCCTTATTCAATACCAATTCCCGGACAATTTAAACCCTACTGGGTACACTGGGTACACTGGGTACAGCATTGATTCCGTGAGACTTAACCGTGCACCATAGTGGGTACAAAGTTCAGACAGACTGGGAACACTGGGTACAAAGCTCTGGGCTTGGTGGGGGCGAGGCAGGGGGGTAGCGTAACGATCTTTTGGCCTTGGTTCAACGAGGGTTAACCCATCTCACCGTGTATCTAGCGACGGGGCTGGAAAGAGCCGAACACGGTGGATTGAGAGGAAGGGGGCTTTATGGAAGGGAGTTTGAGAGCCTATGCTCGACACCGTGGCTGCGCACCCTCAACAGTGCACCAAGCCATAGAAGAAGGTCGGATCGTAAGAGAGCCGAACGGAAAGATCATTTTCGAGCAAGCTGACAGAATGTGGACGGAGAACACGGTTGTTCGCATTGATGATGCCCTCAGGCGAGCGGGCAAGCGGAGCAGCCCTGCTTCGAACTATCAGGAGTGTTCACCTGCTGGCCCAGGGTACAACCAATCGCGAGCCATCCGCGAGCTATATGCGGCCAAGATTGCGAAGCTCGACTACGAAGAGCGCAGGGCTAGACTCGTGGATTCTGAGGAAGTTCGAATCCAATGGGAACTCATCGCCACCGCCATTCGGAATGCGCTTTCGGATCTACCGGCAAGGATTGCTGGTGAGATTGAATTGGGTGCCTCCCAGCAGGAAATCTACGCGGTTCTGGATAGAGCTTGCTCTGAGACTTTAACCGACCTGGCGAACAGGTTAATGGGCAAGGAATTGAAGCGAAGTCCACCGGTCACTGCGACCTTCTGAGCACCCGTCGCTCCTCAGCTTCCTTGATCTTGCCAGGCAAGGAGCACAAGCGGTATAGCAATTGAAATAAATTCCAATTTAGTTAATAAACTTTAATTTCTAAGCCATTCTTTCATACAACAAGGTCAAGATACTTGCTAAATTATTCACTTACAAAGACTTAGCCCTAGAGAAAAATGAACATTATGTAGGTGTAACTATATAATTTCAGTAATAACTATATAATGTCAACTTAAAATCCAAGCATTTTGTAATTGACAGCATTTAGCACTTAGACAACACTACTGACATATGCAAGATGCGACAGAGTTCACAATCACCCAAGTGGCCGAGGCCGTTGATATCGATTTAAGCAATCTTCGGAATCGCGTTCGGCAAAACTTCTTGGAATACAAGGGACCTGAGCCCAGAGCGTCCTACCCACGCATGTTTAAGCGTGAAGGAGTGTATGAGATCGCGATCATTGATGAGCTTGAGCGACACGGCTTGAACAGAAGTCTTGCGGCAGACATTACCCATCGCTGGCTCAAGACTTGGCTAGAAGAGGATGTCGAAGCTCTTGCCAATCAAATCTTGTCTCCGCTTTACAAGCAAGTGAAGGCTGCATTTGAGGCGCATCGCGACCTATCAAACCCCATAATCCTCGTGCTGTCGTTGGACTGCAGCGGAGGTTATGCACAGGCCTACGGCCAAATGTCCATGATTCAAGGCCTCCCCATGGCCCTTCAAGCGGCACTTGATGAAGGGAAGCATGCATTGCTTATCAACTTGACTTCAATTCTCTTCCGAGTTGATCAAGGGCTGAGCCGGGTTGCTTAATGCTCGCCCGAATCCAAGCAGCTTACGAAGCCTTCCGCAATCCAGTCTTAACGCGAACCCTTGCGTGGGACGGTGCTCGTGGTGGCAAGCGGCTGGACTCGTGGCGTCCCAAACCAGTCTCGGTGGGCTCATGGGAATCCAACCCTACCCTGATTCGCGGACGCTCGCAGGACGCCTTCCGGAACATTCCATACATTCGACGTGGCGTGGATGCCATCTGTGGAGCTACGGTAGGCGGAGGAGGAATGCTGGCCCAGCTTCCCAAGAATCTCAGAAGCGCTTGGGCAAGGTTTCAGGCTCAGTTTGATGCGCGTTTTCAGTGGCAGGTCCTACAGACGGTAATTGTTAGTGGAGAGTGCTTCGTCCGCCTATTTCTGGAAGATGGGCCGGGGCATCCGCTGAGATTGCAGCTCTTGGGTCCCGAGTACCTGGACACTTCAAAAACAGACAAGGCCACACGAGAAGGCATAGAGTTTCAGGGTCACAATAGATCGGCATATTGGATGTTTGAGGCCGCTCCTTCCAGCCTCAATCCGCCACGCTCCGTTCGCATTCCGGCTGATCAAGTTCTTCACATCTATCGCCCAACTTATGCTGGCGACCAAAGAGGGGTCTCCTGGCTTGCGCCAATCCTCCTTGCAGCCCGCGACCTGCTGGAACTAAACGAAGCCTATTTGACCAGGGCAAAAACTGGAGCACTCTTCGCGGGCTTCATTCGCACCTTGGATGGTGGCAACCCGCTTGGGACTACTGGAGGAAGAAGCAATACTGATGGGGTCGGCCTCACGCTCGAACCGGGCTCGCTGTGTGTACTGCGCGATGGCGAAACTTTTGAAGAGTCTCATCCCCCCGATTTTTCATCAGCACTTGATCCATTCATCCGTTCATACGTGCGGCAGATTGCAGCTGGCTTGAATATCCCCTATGAAGTGCTCAGCGGAGACTATTCACAGGTCACGTACGCCTCAGGACGTGCCGGGATACTTGAATGGCGTCGCCAGGTTGATTCGATCCAGTACAACTTACTTGTTCCGCAGCTATGCGAGCCGGTCTTCCGCCGTTGGTTCGAACTTCATTCTGGACTGGGCAACGTCGATCAAGTTGAACCGCCGTTGGTCCGTTGGATAGGTCCCACGATTGAAGCTCTCGATCCAAGAGCAGAAGTGCTTGCTCAAGTTTCAAGAGTTAGGGCTGGTCTGCAACCAAGGTCTGAAGTGATTGCGTCGACGGGCTGGGACGCGGAAGACGTGGATGCTCAGATTGCCGCCGACAATGCCCGCGCAGACAAGCTTGGACTCGTCTTCGACTCAGATCCTCGGCGGGTTACCTCGCAAGGGCAGACTCAGCAGACACAAACAGATGGAGGAACCCAAGAATGAGAGCAATAGAACAGCTCACTGTGCGCTCCGCAAGTATTATTCCCGCTTCCTTTGATCTCTCAACGCGGACAGTTGTAGTAACCTTTGCAACTTCCTTTGATGTGCTTCGGCAGGACTACGAGGGCTCGTATGTCGAACGCCTTTCGCTTGAGCGTTCAGCGGTTGATCTCTCGCGCCTGATTGGCGCGCCAGTGCTGGATAACCATGACAGATTCACAGGTGTCGATGCCATTCTCGGCACTGTGGAAGAGGCTAGCGTTGATGGCTCGCAAGGGACGGCGAAGATTCGCTTGTCCGGTCGTGATGAAATTGCCGGATTCCGGCAGGATGTGGCTGATGGAATCATTCGTTCCGTCAGTGCGGGTTACACGGTTGAGAAGTGGGAAGTCTCCAAGAGAGCTGATGGCATGCGGATAAAGACCGCTATTCAGTGGACGCCACTGGAAATTTCCTTCACTCCGTTGGCTGCAGACCCAAATGCAAAAACAAGAAATGCAGAGGTTGAAAACATGATTACAAACAATGCGGAGCAGCTCCGTTCTTTTGCGGCGACGGTAGGGGTTCCGCCTTCGTTTGCCGATGACTTGGCTACCAGGAATGTTCCTGATCAGGATGCACGCCGTTCGATCATTGCGGAGGCGGCACGCCTCCAGCCTGTGATCGACAATACCCGCACCAGTTCGGCCCAGATCACTCGTGAGAACTCGCCTGAAGTTCTTTGCCGTGCAGCAGGCGAGGCGCTCTATAGCCGCATCAATTCTGCTTTTAAGCCGCAGGATCAGGCCAGAAACTTTGCTGGCCGTCGCTTTGCCGACATTGCTCGTGAACTTTTGCGCGAACGGGGGCTCAGCACGTTCGGAAGTGATGCCGAAGTGATTACCCGGTCACTCAATACAACATCCGATCTCGCAAACGTGGTGGCTGTGCTAGCCGGTAAGGCGGCTGGGGCTGCTTACTCGGCTGCTCCCTCAGGAGTGCGCACAGTATGCAAGCAGGGCCCGGCACATGCGGACTTCCGAGGCCGCAACATCATTAAGCGCGGTGAACTCCCGATGCTGGAGAAGGTGAACGAATCAGGTGAGTTCAAGCGCGGCTCTGTAGTCGATGACAAACAGAGCTATAAGGTTGGAACCTACGGCAAGGTTTTTGGGATGGCGAGACAACTGCTCGTGAACGACGATCTTGGCTTGCTGGCCGATATCGCAACCGGGTGGGGCATGGCAGCTCGCGAGTTCGAGTGCGGAATGCTTGTGGACCTGCTCGTCTCAAACAGCGGAGGCGGTCCGAAGCTGGCAGACAATGTCAATCTGTTTCACGCGACCCACGGTAACCTGGCGGCTTCTGGAGGGGCCATTAGCGACATCACCTTGAGCCCGGCCCGCTTGGCTCTTCGCACAATGAAGGGTATCAGCGGAACGATCCCCATTGATGCCACGCCCCGCTATCTCCTGGTACCGGCTGCGCTGGAAACTACGGCGGAAAAATGGCTCGCTCCACTTGTTCCCGCTCAGGCGGCCAACGTCAATCCGTTCGGTGGCGAGAACCGCATGGAGCTGGTAGTTGATCCAAGGCTGGACGCCAAGAGCGCAACGGCCTGGTATCTCTTCGCCGATCCTACGATCCTTGCTGTGATCGAGTATGCCTACCTTGAAGGCTTCGAGGGTGTCCAGATCGAGACTCGCAATGGCTTCGATGTGGATGGTGTGGAGATCAAAGCGCGACTCGACTTTGGTGCCGGTGGAGTCGATCACCGTGGCGCATATCGGAATGCTGGAGCCTAGCCGATGACGCTCGAAGAACTGATTGCTAAACGGGATTCCCTCCTGAAAATCATTGCCAATGGCAATCGGCGGTTACAGAACGGCGACCAGTCGATTGAGTACGTTGACACGGCCTCGCTTAAAGCATCAATCGCTACGCTTGATGCCGAGATCGCAAAAGCGCAGGGCTCGGGACAGACGAGAGTTTTGACAATTTCAATGGATAGAGGATTACGATGAAAAATTTCATTCAACCTGGCGGGACGATCTCTTTGACGGCCCCCTACACAGTACTGAGCGGTGCTGGACTTCTCGTGGGAGCAATCTTTGGTGTTGCCTCATTCGATGCCGCGATTAACGAAACAGTCGAAGCCCAGCTCACAGGCGTTTTCGAGCTGCCGAAGACTTCGGCCCTTGCCATCGCCGTTGGGGATCGCCTTTACTGGGACAACACGGCGAAGTTGGTCAACAAGACATCCTCAGGCAACACCCTGGTTGGTGCGGCCGTTTCAGATGCTGCTAACCCCAGCGCAACAGTGTTGGTTCGATTGAACGGTTCATTCTAAGATCGAAGTCGCCTAATCCGCGACGTAGGGGGCTTTCCTTTCCGGCGGTCCGTCTCCCTGGGTGGTTTCTTTCTTCACCACCTCACGACGGAACTTTTTTAACTTGGATTTGCACGATGCCTAAGACACGCAACAGAACGCCGAAACCGCCGATAGAATCCCGCCAATGGCTCACCGCCACGGAAGTGGGGCATCTTATCGGGGCGAGCAGGGCGACGGTTCATAGGATGGCAAACGGCGAAGTTCCGGGATGCCCACGCCTACCCTTTATGCCGCGTGGCATGAAGGCTCGCGTCTTTATGAAGCCGACGGTTGAGCGATGGATTGAGGACTGCCAGAAAGGCACGGCAACGTGATGCTAAACTTCTCCACAAGCCAATTTAGCCGCACGCGAGACTTGAAAGGACTCGACGTGAAGCAACGTACAAGGAGGCATCAGCGAGGGTCGCTGTTGCAGAAGAATGGCCGGTGGATCGCGAAGTACTATTACTCCCCCGGCAAGCAAACCACTAAAACTTTGGGCGACATTACGGGCCCAAGGCGAATGACAGAGCGCCAGGCGAAGATCATGTTGGATGAACTGGTGCGACCACTCAACCTCAACCCGACCGAGAGCAGGAAGTTCGAGACTGTTTCGAACTTCGCGCATGCAGTCTTTTATCGCGTGAAGAAGGAAACAGGAGCTTGGCGAGCAAGTTCGGAACAACGAGCACGCTGGGAAATCGAAAAGCGGATTTTGCCTATGATCGGCGAGAAGAGTTTTGAGCAGCTGACTGCTTCGGATCTTCGAGCCATACTCAATCATTACGCCAATGCAGGTTTGTCAAAGAGCTCGCTTGGTCACATCCGCTCACACTTGACCGACATTTGTAGGATGGCTAGGGCCGAGGGATATCTCCATTCGGACATAGCGGAAGGCCTCAAAATCCCAAAGATAGCCAGCCGCCCAATCGAGAAGCCGATAATCGACTTGGATCAGTACCTTGTCGGATGGAAAGCTCTAGATGAGCGCGAACGTCTGCTTTGTGACCTGGTGCTCTTCGCAGGCCTGCGGCAATCAGAAGTATTGGGCCTGTGCTGCGGTGATGTCCTTGAGGATCGTATTCTGATTCGACGGAGTTGGTATATCGGTCGCTGGGCCGATCCAAAGACGGCGAACAGTATGCGTGAGATCGGAGCTCCAAGCCAGATTATGGAGCGCCTTCGCCTTTGGATCGAATCGCTGCCGCTTAATGGGCCTGAGTACCCTCTGTTCCAGTCCGAGTTGCCAGATCGTCCCATGTCGGCCGACAATCTGTTGAAGCGCTACATCTACCCACGGCTCGACGGGGCAAAGATTCCGAGGTTCAATTTTGAAATTCTGCGGCGATCGCATTCCACACTTCACAAAGCGCTTGGAACTGATCCCAGGATCATCGCTGCACAACAGGGGCATGGGCTGAACACCCACATGAAAGAATATGTTCAAACAACAGTGGACCTGAAACGCCTAGAATCGGGTAAACTGTACGAAACGTTTGAGACACGCAAGAATCAAGGTTAATCGAGGTTATTTGATGCGATCAGACTTGCAAGTTGTTGAAAAGATGGAGCGGGAGACCGGGTTCGAACCGGCGACGTTCAGCTTGGGAAATGGCTTGTAGTTTGAAAATAAAGAACATAGGCGTCTATGGTGTCAATTTAAGGCGATTAAAAACACCCTGTTTTCAAGGCCTCGCTTCAAACGCTCCGTTAATGGAGCAGTTTTGGAGCAGAGACTTTGCCAATTCAACCCTACTACCAGAGAGAGGGAATCACCCTCTACCACGGCGACAGCCGGACAATCCTTCCGCAACTGAAGGCTGAGACCTTCGACCTCGCACTAACCGACCCGCCCTACTTGGTCTCCTACACCGGTAGATGGGGAAGCGAATTGGAGCCCATTCACGGAGACTCCGATCCGGGTTGGGTGCTCCCCTGCTATTCGGAGCTTTTCCGTGTTCTTC